CCGTGCTCGGTGGAGTGGAAATGTCAAAGGAAGATGTTGCGGATGGGATCTTCGGTTCGATCACCGGCGGTGGCATGACACCGAACCAGCGCGGTGCCGCCGAGTCGTACCCGGACTGGATCGAGCCGACGTAAGCTAGTGCGTTACGTCGTTGCCGCACCGCGCGGCGCTGTGATGGGGTCCGCAACCACTGGAGATGTCTTATGAGCAAACGATTCGTTGCCCTGCTAGTTTCGCTGGCGCTCGTTCTTGGGGTGCCCGTCGCCTCGGCCGATGGCCCAAGCGGACTTGAGCGCTGGCTCTATGCGACGGCGAGCAAGCTGGAGCACTCCGCGGCGCCCGACGAAACCCGAGAGGGTTACCAGTCTCGCCTTGGTGGTATGGCCGCTGCGCTCGCGCGAGCCACGAAGCCCTACGCGAACGGGCAGGGCTGGACGACGACCGAACTAGGGCTTGCGATGCTGACGTTGTGGCACGCGGAGACGTTGTTCGATCAGCGCGTCCATGCTGGTGTGCAACACCCGAAGTGGACGCAAGACAAGGGGCGCGCGAAGTGCATGGGCCAGATCCATGTCTCGCTGCTGGTTCCGCAGTCGGAATGGGAAAGGCTCGTTGGCACGGACGAAGGCGCGACGCAGATGTGCGCGAACGCGACCGCTCGGATTTGGGTCGCGCAGGCACGGCAGTGCGGCGTCTGGTACGGCCAGCGAGCCGACCGGAACAAGGTCGCAAAGGTCTTTGCTGCCTACGCGAGCGGCGGCAACTGTCGGCCAGGGGAGCGCGACTGGGCGCGTGCTGACAAGTGGATGGCCGGTATCGCGCAGCGCCCGGACCGGAGCCCGGTGAAGGGCTACCGGCGCGCGGCCCCTGCCGAGATACCGCCGAATGTGAAGGAGGACGCTCGAACGCTCGCGACTGAACTCGACCCTCCAGGTGGCCACAAAGTAGGCGCACAGTTTCCCGTGTGGGGCTCGTTTCTGTTGCTTGTCGAGAAGCACGCGGTCGGCAAGGTCGGCGTGAGCGTGCTGGTCAAGGAGTGAGTATGATGCCCATCGATCGCCTTGCCGCGGCGTACCCGACGCTGTTCGCGGGCACGGACCTTGGCCTGTCGGACTGCCCTCCCGGCTGGGAGACGCTCGTGAAGGTGCTGTGCGCGGTCCTCTCCGTCGAGCACCCGACCGTGCGGTGCGCGCAGTGCAAGAGCAAGTTCGGGGGTCTGCGCTTCTACGTCGAGGAAGGGGCGCCAGAGCAAGTGTTTGCCCTGATCCGCATCGCAGAGGAGCAGAGTTACCGGCTCTGCGAGCAGTGCGGGGCTCCGGGCGGGCCGAGCAAGCGCGGGGGCTGGGTCACGACGGTGTGCGCGGAGCATCAGTGAGCGGTGGCCTACCCGTACATGAGCTTGCGTGACGTGGTGAGTTTCGTGCCCTACGCGAAAGCGCTCGGCGTGTCGGAAGTGGCGCGCGGACGTGGCGGATTCATCGCTGCGTACAAGGCGGCGGGCGGCGACCCGATGCGCCTCTCGGAACACTGGCAGCGCAAGCGCGATGGATTCGTGAAGCGCCACGTCGCGCAGATGCGTGCTCACGGTGAGCCAGCGTTTGTGGATGGGGCGCCCACGCGCCGCACGCTGGCACTGATCTGCTGGGCTTACTTTCCTTCCCGTTGACCGCCGTCCCGAAAACTTGACGGTCGCCGCGAGTCGCGTAGCCTCGGGGTCATGCAGCCCTACCTCGACCTGATCGCGAAGCACCAGTGGATCGGCCTCGCCGCCCTGATCATTGGCTTGGTGGTGCGTCTGCTGAAGGAGGACACGTCGTTTCCTCCGTTCGCCATCCCGGCGCGCTGGCGCCCCATGCTGGCGCTGGGGCTCGGGGTGGTGAGCGGCGCGCTCCAGGCCGCCTCGACCGGCACGCCGTGGCGCGACGCAGTGCTCGGCGGGCTCGTGTCCGCCTTCCTGGCCATCGCCGGCCACGAAACCGTGGTGAACAGCTTGCGTGACGGGGAAGACGTGCCCATGCCGGCCGGTTTGACCAAAAAAACCCGCCTCCGGCCCGCGTCAATTGAGCCCCCGACGCCCCCCGATCCGTCGGTCCGCCAGCGCTGAAAGCGCGAAACTTTCCACCTGGGGGGCCGTTCGGTATGCTGTAGGTCGGCATGGATGACTTCGCGCCCTCACCGCTGACGGCCTTCGGCTTCGATCCGGCATCGGCGCCTCCGTCTGCCATGGTCGCTGCGCCCACGCTGCTGCCCCTGACCGCTGCGCCGCCCGAAGCGTACCGCGCGGCACGCCGTGGCGCGGGCGTGGGCCTGGTCCTGGCGACCGCCGGCACCGGCACCGGGTTCTGGCTGGGCGGGCCCATGGGCGCGGGAGCGGGGCTCCTGCTCGTCGGCGCTGCGCGTAACACGCTGCGCGCCACGCGCGGGTGGAGCGACGCAGATCCGAGCGTGCGACAAGACGCGGGCACGAGCGCGTCGCTTGCGCTGTTCGGGGCGTTGCTCGGGGGATACCTTGCGTACAGGGTCTACGCGAAAAGCACTGGAGAGACACCGTGAGTCAGAACGTACTTGCAGACGCACAGTTCACCGTGGCCTCCGTGCTACGTCCATTCGATGGTTTCGAGGCTCGCTACCAGGGGCACTCGACCTTCACACCGATCGTGTTCCCCGGCACGCTCGACGACGACGCGGGCAAACCCGGGTTCTCGCCGTACCTGCTCAAGGGCCTTCCGGTGCCGATGGGAGCCAAGATGGCTCTCTGGTTCCCCGCAGTGGTCGGGTCAGTCGAAGGCAGCCTCCCGGTATTCGACTACCGCTACCTGCTGATCTGGCGGTTGCGAAACGTGGGTGACTTCCAGCGCCGCCGCCTCCCTTACCACCTGTCGAAGGAAGCGTTCGGCGCGCCCGACTCGTACCTCGCTCCGTCGTCACCTGATCGCTTCGTGCTGCCGGCTGCGACCGAGACGGTGGTGTACCAGCAGCCCGAGCCAGCGCTGCCCAGTCCGCCCATTCCGGGCATCATCACCGCGCAGGGGCCTTCGCAGGGAAACCTGCGCACCGAACTCATCGACGTGCCGACCGACCTGTCAGAAGGACTGGTGACAGCGGGGCTGCCGCTGCTACCGCCGAATGCGGCACCGAATTTCGCCAGTACGTTTCCGATGCCGCCTACCACGCCGCCACCGCCGAATGGGATCAGTCCGCTCGGCGCGTTTCAGCAGGGCATCATCGATCCTTCGGTATCGAATCTCGCGCCCGGCTCCCTGTTCCGGCCGTACTACACGGTCGCCAAGGGCGACGAATTGATGATCGCCTGCTACCGGAACAACACCCTGACAGAATTTCCCAGTTCCCAAAAATGGGATTTCGGGTCGTTCGACGCGCAGTTCAGCAACCTGTACGGCACCAACGCCTTCCCTTTGCCTGGTCAGAAAAGCCACAAGCCGTTCCCCGATCTGGGCATCTACGTGTTCGCCGGATCCAACCCAAGCTGACGGGCATGACGATTTCCACTCATGTCTATCGAAGAAATGGGAAAGCTGCTCGGCGCAGCGGCGGCGGGAGTCGTGGCAAGCCTGGCGACGCTGCCGCAGCGAGTGAAGAAGGAAATCGCAGCGGACGAGAGCCTGGCGTTGCTGCGTCAGCGACTCGACGGCGTGCAGAAGGACTTGGCGGAAGTCCGCGACGCGGTGAAGCGCATGGAGGAGCACGTTGCTCGGTCCGTGTCGGACGAGGAATTCAGTTCGTACACCCAGCAGACCAGCGCAGCAGTCACTGCGCTCACTGAGAAGGTCGGCCACGCGACAGGAGCGATAGAAGCATGGTATCGCAGTCAAGGGAGCCGGTGACGTTCACGCTGTCCGAGCCCCCCGCATCGACGCCGGTGCGGGGTATTTCGGGGACACCGATCAAGGCTGCCGTCATCCGAGCGATGGAGGCGCAGCTTCAGGCCGAACGCCGAGCAAGCGAAGCGCTCGACTCGATGATCGGAGTGCTACGCAGGCTGCGTAACACCACGCCTCCCTGGCTGGGTGCGGGCCGCGCGAAAGCGGTCTAGAAGAAAGGCCGGCAGTGTCAGCGGTGGACAGCATCGCGGAAGCGATCGATGCGCTGGCCAAGGCCGAGAAGCTGATTGCCGGCCTAGATCGCTCTGGTTTGCTCACGAAGCTCGACGAGCTACGGGAATTCATCGAGGATTTGAGCCGGATGCAGCTTGACCTACGGATAGCGCGGCTGCGGCTCCAGGCGCTGACATCGGTGTCCGACCCGGACCGGACCCCGGTGCAAGGTATTTCCACAGCGACCCTTCGCAAGGTCAATCCTGAAAAGTAGCGTTCTGGCCAGGCGCTAGGCTATCCTCTGGCCGGGACGACGAAAGGAACATTTCATGGCGGACGAATTCAACGACATTGACCTTGCCCAGTTCGGTGCCGGCGCGCTCGGCGGAGCAGGGGCCGACGACCACTACGCCTCGCGGACGGGCTACCAGCCCGACGGCGTGCGTTTCGAGATTGTGTGCGACACCTGCGGGCAGCGGCAGCACGTCGTGGTGTCCTGGGACGAGTGCATCTTCGTGAGCCAGGGGCAGCCGCCGCCTGGAACGCCGCACAGCCCGCCGTGGGCCTACTCGCAGCGCCACGGGGCGCTTCACCCGAACGTGCCGTGCTGCCAGTGCCAGCGACGCGACACCCTCGTGATGCTCACGCCCGACGAGGCCGGGCGCCATCTGCGCGCTGGCACGCAGGCCGGTCACGTGCCCCCGGAGTACGTGGCGAACGCGGTGCGCCAGGTCCAGGCCGCGGCGCAGCAGTATCGGCGGTAGCGGGAGCCCAGAGGCGCGTGACTGAGTGCGCCGACACGACGACCAGCGTGACGCCCGAGGAGGCGTTGCTGATCCTAGAGCCCTACTTCCTGGTGATGCGCGAAGCGTTCATGGAAGCGGGGCTCGCCGCTGCCAAGCGCGTGCAGCTTTACGTCGCGCCGTCGATGCACGACTCCCCGCGGCACTTCGCGGGGACGCGCGACGACGGCATCGTGATCATGCTCGCGCCCGAGATGGTCGAGCTACCGGAGAACACGGTGGCGGCGATCGTGGCGCACGAATTCGGGCACGCGACCGACTTCCTGTACCCGGGCGAATTCGTGCTCGGCCCTGAGCGGGTCGCCGTGCGTCGCGATCGCTCCGCGTTCGACAACGACGACCACTGGGTGAAGTGGGTGGCGGAGTGGCACAAGCGCGACGACGACGTGATTGAATTCGTCGCCGACGCAATCGCAGAGCTAGTGACGGGCCGGCGCATCGGCTACACGGGGCCGTGCAAGCTGCAAGCGTTCGACCGCGGCAAGGCGCGGCCGCAAGGGCTGCGATGAAGCAGTGGAAGTGAACACCATGACCAAGAACCCGATGACAAGACTGCAAACGCTGGAAAAGTCGCTGGGCGGCCCGGAGGACGTGCCGCTGCTCGTGGGGCTCGACGAACCGGACAGCGAAATCGTGGAGGCGCTCGCGAGCCTGGACTCGGACAGCGAGTACCATTTGCGCCTGCGGGACTTCAGCGGATCGCCCACCCTGATCTTGACCGCGCGGAAGGCCACGCTCGCGGAGGTCGCAGAGCTAGAGAGGCTCTACGACGAAGATGCCTCGCCGGAGGAAGCCGACGACACGGATGCCGACCCCGACTCCGAGGCGGACGACGACGAGTGACATGCGCTACGCCGCCGGCATCCTGCTCGTCGCCCCCACAGGAAGCATCCTGCTGCTCCGTCGGAGCGACGACGGCACTTGGGCGCTCCCAGGCGGCATGGTCGAGCCGACCGACGCCGCGCCCCCGTACGCGGCGCTGCGCGAGCTTGCGGAGGAGACGGGCTACCGGGGCTCGGTGGACATGGAGCGCGCCACGCTCGACGTGACGCGGCGCCCGGACGGCCTGGTCTACTGGACGTTTGGGGGCCAGGTGCCGCGGGAGTTTCGGCTCCGCCTGAACGCGGAGCACACCGCGGCGGGCTGGTTCCCGGTCGGAAGCCTGCCGGCCCCGCTGCACCCGGGCGTCACCCGCCTTCTCGGGCGACTCGGACTCTGACGACCGAATTTTTGCCTTGGCTTGGGCCCCCATGTAGCCTGCGGGCGCATGGGCTCACCCCTCGGCGTCCTGGTCTGGTCTGCTATCGGAGGCTTTGCGGCCTACCGGGCGCTAGTCCGACCCGTTCGCGCGGTGTTCGACCAGGGCGAGGTCACGGATTGTCCGGGCGGCACGGGTTGCGCCCGGACGCTGGGCATCCGCAGTACCGTCGGCCTCGCGCCGGTGTACGCCCTGGTGAGCGGGACGGCCACGCGCGTCGGGCCCGATCGCGTCGAGGTGACGAGCCGACACGAGCCGGTCATTGTCACCTACTTCGGCACGCTCGCTTCCTCGCTCTCCCCCGGCCAGGTCGTGCGCGCCGGTGAGGTCATCGGTCACGCCGACAGCGTGAGCCTCGCGGTGTCGCAGATCCAGCGCCTCGCGGGTGGCGCGCTGGCCACGGCCGCCATCGAACCGGCAAGCTGGCTTGCCACGCGCGGCCTGCGCGCCGCTACCAAGCTCACGCCGGGCACGCTGTGGTGCCAGGGCGGCCGCAGCCTCGCGGTCCCGCAGGACGTTGCGCGCTGCGGGATGCGCTTGCCCGATCCGTCAGGCTTTTCGCTGCTTCCGGTCAACGTACGGCTCACCTGAAAGAAGAACCACCATGGCACTCATCGACGCAGGTTACTCAGACACGCCCCCCTCTTTCGACATCCAGGCCGTTCAGGCTGGAGACGCGGCCGAAATGGTCACGCGGCTGACCGCCGCCATCGCGGCTTCGCCGCAGTCGATCGCTGACTTGCAGATGGCCGGCGCGGGCGCCGGACCGCTTTGGGAAGCGTGGCTGGTCCGCGCCGATACCGATGTATCGATCACGGTGGATCCGGCCGCCGCCCGCGTGGTCGCCGCCGTGGCAGGCAACCCGACCGAGGCGCGGCTGTTGCTATCCCAGCGCCTCGCTGCGCTCAATGCCGTCACGGTTATTGCGCAGGTGAATAAGGTGGTCGTCGCTGGCGGTGGCGTGGGACCAACGTACATGGCCATCGCCCTGGTCAGTCTGCCCATCTGATGACCCCTATCGCTGCTTTCATGCTTGGTGCATGTGGAACCATCGGGTTCTACGTCATCGGCTCGGCAGCGATCGATCACAAGCGCGCCATCCAGGCCGGCGAGCCACCAACACACATCCCCGATGACTACGAATCGAGCACCGCCGAGGATCTGGTCGCGTTCACCATTTCCATGGTCGCGCTTGGCGTTGTGTTCGACCAGACCCCCGCGATGATCACTGAAGTCGAGGCCATCTTCCAATGAATTTCCAGAACTACGCCCCCGCCGACCTGCTGCTGTCACCTCGATTGACCGTCACCGGCGGCGATCCGGGTAGCTCGCTGGAGGGCGTGAACACCAGCAAGCTCGCCGACGGGTCGCTCTGCGTCGTGCAGGGCACACCGAACACCGTCTACCAGCTTCAGAAGGCGCTCAGCGTTGGCGGCATCGCTCCCAAGGCGGGCCCGGGTCGCTGGTTCCTGCTGGCCGGCGCGGGCGGCATGACAGGGCCGACTGGCTCGACGGGCGCGACCGGGGCCACTGGCAGCACCGGCGCGATGGGCGCGGCGGCCAACACCGGTGCGACGGGGCCCACGGGCAGCACCGGGTCGTCTGGCGCCGCAAGCGTCGTGACGGGGCCGACGGGGAACACCGGGCCGACAGGGCCGACGGGGGACACCGGACCGACCGGCGCCGCAAGCGTCGTGACGGGTCCGACGGGGAACACTGGTCCGACAGGCACCGCACCGCCCGTGTCCGACTGGA